TGAAGATTTACGGCTAAATAAAGATTTATGGGAATTGGCCACAGCTATGAAAGAATTGAAAGCGACATAAAGGAAAGTGGTAAAATCATGTTTTTAATAGATAAAATAATACATGTAGGTAATTTATAATTTTCCGAAACATGTTGTTTCTTTTGTAATAAATTAACTAATTGTGTAAGTACAAACAAAGGAATTATTTGTTCCGAAGGGTATGGAAAACCTGATAATATTCATCAATGTGATAGAGGAGGCTGTTGTAAATGTAAATTTTTTGAACTAAATAAAAAATAAGGAGGTAGTGCAATGCGATGTGACTCTTGTCAAAAAATGGTAAGTTATGGAGAAGTAGAACCAACTATTGAAGACACTACAGTAAATTGCGAAGAAAATAGTGGGTCTGTTGATGTAAATGTACGGGTTGTTCTACCATGTGGCGATTGCGGAACAGAACTTGCAGAAACAACTCTGGATATAACCATCGACTTTGAACATGAATGTAAACCAGATGACACTGGAGCTATTATCCCACCAGAGGGAGATCAATTCACTATTGAAGATGAACTTGAGGTAGAGGCCACAGAAGATTTCCGACCAAAGACCACCAAGAACAAAAAGGGAGTTGAAAAACCTGTTCCCACTCGTTACCAAAAACACTACTATGGTGTCAGGGTTTTTGGTTCAGTTCACTGTAATAGGTGTGGAGAAGATATACCTGTGGAAGGTTCTGATGATTGTCAATCATCAAGCTTTGACCCGTGTTAAACAGAGGGGGCAGGGACAACCCTGCCTAATGTGCTAATATCCAGTCCCAAGTCTGGAAAAGGAGAATAATAATGAAAAATAAAGTATCAAATATATGTGGTGTAGGTAGTTGTGATTGGTATGATTCTAATCAAGACAGTCATTGTATTTTATACTCTGATAGAAGGATTTGTTCTAAATCAATGAAACGCAGAAGGAAAAATAAATACCATTCAAAAATAAAAGAAGAAATAAGAACACAGTAATAATTTTCTTTATTTATAATTGGAAAAAGTTTATACTAAGGTTGGCCAGAAAATCAAACGGAGGATACTATGGCTGAGTACATCGAAGTAAGCAAGACTGATTTTCAAGATATTCTAAACAAACAAAAATATGATTGGCAAGAGTTTTCTCAACCAAAAACTATGGAAGCTTTATTCAAAGTTAAAACCCCCAACGACAAGATTACCATTGTTATCTATTCCAGTATTGATATCCTAACCCAAAAATCTCGTGGAGTAGGTGAAGATGCTATTCGTATCATTCTATGGAATGAAAGGGATAACAGACCGTTAGGAAAAGGCAAACGGGTTTATAGGGTAACAAGCAAAGAATCAATTGCTATAAGAATCAATAAGACAATAACAGCCTTTCTATCTGAAGCTTTAAAAACAAACCTTATAGACTGGGATTATGTCAAAGCAATACTACGAGAGACAGTAAAAAGTTCAACAAAAAAAGATTTTCCGCTTAGTTTGCTTGAAAGCCTTAAAAGCGTAGGCAGACTTAGTCAAGGGCAATTAGCTTATGTTGTTGGAGAAGAAACCCCAAAAGGTTACCCAACAATGGAAGGTAGATTGAAAACTCAAGGATGGGTATATAATCCTGATTTTGATGATACTCCTATAGAAGAGGAAATGCCTGTAGAGGAAATAGAAGAAAGTAACTTGGACGAATATACAGACGATACGGAGAAACACCTAAAATCGACATGTACCGACAACTACGTTTCATCAATTCCTATAATATCTAACGCAGAAAATATAGAATTAATCCCAACGGCTGGATATACATATAAATTTCCCTTTTTCAATCCGGTTCAATCGCTTGTTCATCCATATAGAAATGAAGACACAAATATGATTATTGGGGCCAATACTTCATCCGGTAAAACTATCTGTGCAGAGTTATTGATGGAAGAATGTCTCAAAAGAGATAAATGGTAAGTATAATGAATGTCTCCTTGAAAAAACGAAACAAAAATATTGTTGTATTTGAAAAACCTTATTGTAAATGCGGTTGTGGAGAATTGATTATTCCTAACCAATGGACAGGTAAGTATGCTGATTATATTAAAGGACATAGTGAAAGAGGAAAGAAAAAGACAAAAGAACAAATCCAATTTTTAAGTGAATTAAGAAAAGGCACTAATAATCCGAACTATGGAAATAAAGGAGTTAAAAATCCTTGGTTCGGAAGAAAAATGACCGAAGAAGCCAGAAAGAAAATATCATTAGCAACCAAAGGGAAAAACAATCCTCGTTATGGAGTATCCATAACAGAAGAATCAAGGATGAAAATGAGTATGTCTCAAAAAGGGATTCGTTTAACAGAAGAAACAAAACAAAAATTATCTTTAATTTTTTCTATGGAAAGAAACCCCAATTGGAAAGGAGGAACTTCCTTTGAGCCTTATACTAAAGAATTTAACAATAATACAAAAACAAGAATTAAAGAACGAGATAATAATGAATGTCAAAATCCTAATTGCAATCATAAATCAATAAAATTACTGATTCATCATATAGATTATGATAAACAAAACTGTAAAGATACTAATTTAATTACCGTTTGTAATAGTTGTAATTCAAAAGCTAATTTTAATAGAGATTATTGGATGGATTTATATTCTATTATATTAAAAATAAGGAGTAATTAATGAAAATTTTATATATGAGCCCTTTAAAAAGTTTAACACAAGAAAAATATGATGATTGGAAAACCCGATTTCCTCAACAAAAACTATGCATCCTAACCGGAGATTATACCCTATCAGAGGAAAAATCAAAAGAGTTAAATAATGCAGATATAATTCTTTGTACCAGTGAAATGGTAGATTCTCGTACAAGACGTATGGAAAGTGAAAAGGGATTTTGGTTAAAACAAGTTGGTTTATTAATTGTTGACGAATCCCATATCATCTCCACCTCCCGTGGGCACGCCGTTGAATCTGGTATCATGAGGTTTTCCAATATAAACCCATCCGCAAGAATACTCTTTCTATCAGCCACTATGCCCAACGTAGGCCAATTGGGAGAGTGGTTGACCCTTCTAAATGGTAAGATAACAAGGGTTATCTATTCCACATGGCGCCCGGTACAATTAAATCTCCATTTTGTAGAATATGAACATACAGATAATTACAAGCTCCTCCAAGATATAAAGAAGAACATCGCTGTAAATATTGTTAAATCCAAGCCCTCAGAGAAATTTCTTATCTTTTGTCATGACAAAGCCACTGGAAATAGTCTTGTAAAATGGTTAGAGACAGAAGGTATACAAGCCAAATTTCACAATGCCGACTTGGATATGGATGAAAGACTTGATGTTGAAGCCCTATTTACCAAAAGAGAGGGTGGATTGAGGGTGCTCGTATCCACTTCTACCTTAGCATGGGGACGTAACCTTCCAGCTAGAAATGTCATAGTTGTCGGAGTTCATAGAGGAATACAAGAGGTAGATGAACTTGATATTATTCAAATGGCAGGTAGAGCAGGTAGGTATGGAATAGATACTGAGGGTCATGTGTATCTTATTATACCAGAAGATAGTACAGAAGATTGGAAGGATACCTTTGATAATCCAAGACCTGTAACATCTGTATTAAAAGATCATCAGGTAATGGCATTCCATATCTTAGCTGAAATACAAAATAAGGTTATAACCAATCCCGAAACATTGATAAAATGGTACTATAGGTCATTAGCCTATTTTCAAAAACAAGACTTTACTTTGGCCGATGCTAAAGGTTTGTTGTCTGATTTGGAAAAGATGGAAATGATAATCAATAAGAATATGTTCTATGTATTGACTGGATTAGGTAAGGTATCTGGTTGGTTGTATTTTTCTCCCTATACCGTATATGCTTGGTATAAGAACTTTGATAAATTATATAGATGTAACCCTTGTATAGAAATATCAAAAGGGGATTCTGAACCAAGATATTTACTTGGAGAACCAAATAATATGGTTGTAGACGATCTTTCCATATCATGGGCTTTAACAGATACCCCTGAAAATAATTGGGGCTACATACCCAGAGATATACAAAAGGAAGTAGAGGACATGCGGTGGAAGTTACGAAACAGAGAAATTATGGCTACAGATGCTATCCACATAGGCCTGGGAGCTTTTAAATGTCTTAGTGGGGAGGAAGTAAAAGAAGGTTCTTTAAAAGCCTCAATAAGAACTATCAGATATGACATACTTAGGATTTGTCAAGCACTAAATCTTATTGACCAATTATACGGACAATGGAGGAAAGATGAACTATGGAAAACATTGCCTATACGCATACTATATGGTATACCAGAGAGTTTGTTACCATTAGTCAAACTTCCAGGTATAGGTGGCGTAAAGGCAAAGAAGATGTATGAAAAAGGCATTAAAACTTTGAAGGATGTAGCAAATAGGACAGACATAATGAAAACACTTTTTGTTCCTACAATGGTGTCTAAACTACAGAATGAAGCAAAGAAAATACTCCTTGGAGGGAAAAATGGCTGACTTTTGTAAACAATGTTGTGAAGAATTATTTGGGGAAGATTGTGGAGATTTATCAGACTTGATTGATCCTGTTCTTGTTGATCTGGGAATGGGGGCTGTAGCCCTTTGTGAAAGTTGTGGATGTATTACAGTAGATGATCAGGGCAAATCCCAATCCGGTTGGGAACCCCACGATTATTCCTATTAATGGAAAGAATAAGAATGAAAAAACAAATACCAACAATTGAAGAAATGGATGAACACTGTAAGTATAAAAAGTGTTTGAAGTTTATTAATCCATTAGAATACCCAATGGCCTATATAAGCACCCCTTATCAATATGATAAGACATATATGGCGTGTTTCCTTTGTGAAGACAATTATGGCCGATTAGGACAGGAACTGGAAAAAGAAGTCCAGCCCTATCCTATAGACAAACCCGAAATCCAGCAGGAAAGTGGGAAAACAATACCCGTAGTCGTGTTAAAGAAGAGAAAGCTGGAGGTATATACACCTGTAAGTATAGGGCTGGGTCTAATCGACAATTTAGACATTAACCCTATTATGTTGAAGAAAAGGAAACTATGAGTAAAATGCTAATCATTGATGAGGTAAGTGAAATAAGTGAGGAAGCTTGGAAACAACTTCTCAACTACGAATCCAAAGATATAGTACAATGTGTTGAAACACATATTGATTTGTCTAATCTAATTGATCTGGGAGGATACATTGGAAAAGAAAAGAAACTTCAAAGATTACGAAAAAATTATCAAAGGAATAGCCTACAAATTTGCCCCAAGTATGAAGTACGAAGAAATAGAAGATTTAATTCAAGAAGGTTATCTTCAATACGTTATCCTCGTAAACCTTGAAAAGACTCAAAAACTCAACTGTCCTTTTGAAGCAGCACTTAGCACCTGTATTACTCAATATTATCTCAACGTATTAAAGGCACGTAGAACACAAAAAAGAATGTCGGAGACTATTTCATATGAAGAAATTGAATACTTAATAGGTAAAAATCCATATACCGTTTTTGAAGAATATCTTAGTTTATCCGATAATTTGAAAGAAGTAATTCAAACTATATATATAGCTCCAAAAGAATTCATTGCCTTGTTAAAATATGGAGGAGGTTTTATTCCAAACTTAACTACTTATTTGAAGAAATATAAAAAATGGAACTCCGAAAAAGTCAAAGAAGTATTAAATGAAATAAACTTAGAAATTGTAGTATAAAAATAGGAAACTAAACGGAGGTTATTTCAATGAAGACTTTTATCAAGATAATTAAATCAGCTTTAATAAAGATGAAAGACCCAAGATTCATGGATAGACAACATGAAAAGGCCAGGAACAAATTTTATAAACTAGTTGCAAATGAAGATACAGTAAGCATCCCTGTTCGGAAAGCAGTAGTATGTCTTAATCCTGATTGTGATGTTATTTTTGCTGTTCCTACAAGAAATAAACTACAAAATAAAATGACTTGTCCTAGATGTGGCTATAGTTCAATTATGGATTTAGCCTCCATATTACCCCCATTAAAAACAATTGAAGAATTTCTTCCTGCTTTACCTGTTATAGAAAATAAAACAATGAAAGTAAAAGAATTGAAAAGGAGATAATATCATGCCCTGTGGAAACTGTGGAAAAGAAGAAAAAGGAATAGATGATAGAAAAGATTATTTATGTGGAAAATGTACTCTAACTTTTGCAGGTACAGATGCTTTTAAAACTCAATCTTTTATAAATCGTCTATTGGAAGAGGGAGAAGAAGAAAGGGCCAGATTCTTAGAACGTATTTTATTGGGAAAAATACATGCTAAAAAACATTTACAAACTCCCTTAACAGAACCCACTATATTATTAAAAAAGAGAATTATAACCCCAGCAACTGTAGTAATGAAAACAAGAATAAAATAATGAAAATACAGGTTCTAAATCCAATATATAGCAAAGTATCTGATCCAGAAGATATCAAAGAGATTAGTAAAGTCTTATTTCTCAAAGGTTCTGTTTGGAAAGATAGTCAATTCGGAAAGAGAGAAATAAAAACAGAAAAAGTTTTGGTTAATAAAGGAATTTTCTTAACTGGATTTATACCAAAAATAATAGATCATTGTATTAGAATAAACAAACCATGGGAATTGATAAACTCTTATGTAATAGATGTAAATCACTTACCTTTCCAAAATATAAAATTACCTTCTCATATAAATAAATTAACATTAGAACAAGAAGAAGCTATTAATACAATGTTATCTACCAACAGAGGAGTTATTCATTACCCAACAGGTTCGGGTAAAACAGTAATATTCATAGGGTTTTTATCTTTATTTCCCACAGTTAATAGCCTTATAATAGTAAATACACAGGATTTATTGTTTCAAACTTTTGATGTAGCAAACGAAGTTTTTCCAGGAGAAGTAGGAGTTATAGGCAATGGAAAAGTAGAACCAAATAAAATAACAATAGCTACAATTCAAACCTTAAAAGACTTGAATTTAGAAGAGTTTGGAAAACAAATAGGAATAGTGATTGTTGATGAAGCACACCACACCTCAAGTTTTTCAAAACCGTTTGTTCGATATACTAAAGACAAAGGAAGTTATGCCAAAGTATTATCCCAAATATTGGCCCCTATACGTTTCGGATTTACAGGCAGCTTACCTTACATCCCAGAGGCTAAAATGGCGTTAGAAGGTTATATAGGGCCAGTTATAATCGCAAAAAAGGCTATAGATATAGACCGATTAGCCAAAATTAAAGTCAGACTAAAAAAATTACCTATCACAAATTCAATAACTGATGTCAAGATGAAGTATCATAATGTATATCAAATGGGGGTAGTTTTCAATAGTAGAAGAACAAGAACTGTTATCGAAGATGCTAAGAAACTTGTAGAAGAGAAAAGAACTGTGTTGATACTTGTAACATTAGTTGAACATGGGAAGAATCTTCTTACTTTTGCTAAACGTTGGTATCCAGAATTAAAAATAACCTTTGTATGGGCGGGCGTGAAAGGTAGAGATAGAAATGATATAAAGAAAGCTTTTAATGAAGGTAAGTATGAAATTGTTATAGCTGATGCTGTATGGAAAGAAGGAGTGGACATTCCTTCCTTGGGAGCTATCATAAATGCAGCTGGTGGTAAGTCTGAGATTGTAACCATTCAAAGTGTAGGTAGAGGGTTGCGTAAGGTTCCAGGAGTGAAAGAGGATGTAATATTAATTGACTATTTTGATCCAAGTCACCGATTTCTTAGAGACCACTTCAGTGAGCGATTAATGACATATTTCGATCAAGGATGGATAGGAGAAGATGGAAAATGTCAAGGATATGTTCTGAGGAAAGGATAAATGAATAATATAACATTTACTTATTTAAAACAGCCTCTTCATAGATATACCTTTGAAGCCCCTAAAATAAAACAATGGGTAGAAAACAATTGTGAAGGATTAACCCTAAATTTATTTGCGGGCGAAACAAAATTAAACATCAATGAAATAAGAAACGATTTAAATTTAGATACTAACCCAAATTTAAATATGGATGCCTTAGAATGTTGTAAATATTTAGTAGAAAAAAAATATAAATTTGATACAATACTACTTGATCCCCCATATAGTTATAGAAAAAGCATGGAAAAATATAACGGTAGAATATCTTCACCATTTAATCAAATAAAAGATCAACTTTCTTATTTAACTCACAAACACAGTAGAATAATAACTTTTGGTTATCATTCTACTTGTATGGGAAAGAAAAGAGGATTTAATCTAATTCAAATATTACTTATTTGTCACGGGGGAGCCCAACACGATACAATTGCTATTGTAGAAGAGAAGGTAAAAGAAGGATTTTTATATTAATGAACCTAACAATACTACAATTTGATACTATAGCCTATTTAGATGATAAAAACATTTCTTATGTAACTTCCGGTAAAGATGTGACTCAAGGCTGGATTGGAGTGGAATGTTCTTTCTGTGATGATTCTGGTCATCATTTAGGTATACACATAGAAAGTAATCAATTAAGTTGTTGGAAGTGTGGTCCACATGGGAATGTAAGCAATCTTGTTCAACAAATAGAACAATGTAATTTCCCTCAAGCTATACAAATAATGGAACAATATCAAGATTCATCTAGATTAATCAATTATATCCCAGAAGAAAAAATAAGACAAAAAGTATTAACAATCCCGAAAGGGTATCAACGATTACAATGGGGAAAGAATGTATTATCAAGCATAATCAAATTTTTAGAAAGTAGGGACTTTCCTGCGAAAGAATATATTGGAAGAAACGAATTATATTATGGTGGATTTGTTGGGGATATGAAATTTAGAATTATATTTCCTGTTTACTTTCATAGACGTTTAGTCACCTTTGTTGGTAGAGATATTACTGGAAAAAGTAATATACCATATTTAGCTTTGGAAGAAGAAAAAAGTGTATATCCAACAAAAGAATTATTATATGGATATGATGATGTCGCTCCAGGTAATGTAATACCTGTTGTAGAAGGTATTATTGATCAACAAAAGTTGGGTAAAGGGTCTGTAGCAACATTTGGAACAGCTTGGAAAATAGAACAAGTATCTTTATTAAGACAACTATACCCAAGAAAGATTGTTATACTTTATGACTCTGAAGAAGAAGCTCAAAAACAAGCAATAGCTTTAAGTCATTACATATGGTTTTGTGAAAGTGAAGTAATAATGTTAGAAGAAGTAAATGATCCAGGAGAACTTACTTTGGAACAAGGAAAAGAATTAATGAACAATTTACAAAGATGGGGATAAAATGAATAAATATAACTATCAAGAAAGTTTGGACAAAAAGGAAGTTAACAATAAGTATGAAATGCCGGAAGGGATAGAAATTGTACTGTTTATCGGGTTTATACTTTTAACTGTTATTGTTATAATCTGGCTTACGGTCACGCTCTTATCGTGGTTAATCCCATTCAAGGGGGAGCTGTCACTTATTGAAGTAATTAAAGGCCAGTGGGAATTTGTAAAGAGACTTTGAATATTATAATAGGATGGGTAGAAAAAATTACAGGGAGGGGTAAAAATGACACATAAAATATTATTAATTTGGTTGGTATTATTTATCCCGATTTGGGCGTATGGATTTTATGAAATAGCTAAAACCAATTATAGTATAAGATGGTTTTTATTAACAATATGGATGACTGGTGTGCTGTTAATATCCATATGGGGGTGACCAATGAACGAAAATAAAGTTATGGGAATAAAGAGAGAGAAAAAGACAAAATGTAAACAATGTAAGAAGAAATATTTATCAAAACGTAGGGTTAAAGAAGGACTTACAATATGTCTGAAATGTGAAAATAAAAATTGGAAAAACAGACGCTATGATGGAATGGATTATAGTGTTTGTGGAACAAATAGGCTTTGGGGATTTAATAACGGGTAGAAAGAGGGGAACAACGAATCCAAATAAAATTAAAAATCCAAATAAAGTTATGGCGATGTTGCTGGGAGATAAAACACAACCATTTTATTGTGACTCCGATGGCTGGATGTACCCTGAAACGGTCAGGAAGATCATGAAGAAGATGCCGGGGGTATGGGAGAAATATCTTGCCAAATATAATATTGCGACTGATCTATTATGTACCTCCGGCAGAACATTAGAGCTACAGCTTTCCCTTTCCAACTTTCTCGCCTATCTCAAAACTCACAAGGAAGAGTGGGCGTATGTGGAATGCAACATCGATTGTTTTGGCAATGACGATTTTTACAAACCTGATGATTGTATGGGGTGTGACGGTAAAAACAGGCAGATCATCAATCCTGAGTATGCAGAAGTAATTAAGGAAATGGAGGGAAAAGGATGAATGCATACGAAGAATGTAAGAAAAGAAAGTTTTGTGCAAGCGTGTTATGCTGGCCAGTTTATGGGAGTGGTTATGAAATACGATATGAAGGAAGTCTATTTTGTAGATTTTGCAATTGGGATGATAAATGGTGTCTTTTGAGAAACTGTAACTTATCAAGGGTAAAAGTAAAAGATGAAGTTCATTCGTGGAGTTGGAACAGCGCTCCCGGATACGATTCTGGTGAGAGTAGTGCCGATTGTCTAAGAAAAACAATCTCCAATCCTAATTATGTCGAAGCGTTGAAGGAAATGGAGGAAAATAAAGGTATAATATAGAAATATAATTTGTATCAACCATTGCCTCATTTTGTTTCGAGGAATGGATATTCCACTTAAAGGAGACAGCATAACCCATATATGAGATTCCCGTTGGTTGTTTAAAGACAGGGGGCCAGTCCCGACAACTGGTCCCCACAAAAGGAGGAATAAAATGATTTTATTAAGACCAAGTCATAAGATATTAAGAATTACAGAAAAGGCAGAGGAGCTTATTGAACTTGCTGGTAGGCTATGTTATAAATCAGAAGGTAAAATAGGAGATGGAACAGCAAAAGAATTTATTCGTAAAAGGATAAAAGCTGGTCATGAATCTATTATAGAACATGCTGTTATAACAGTCAAGTTTATAACAGATACAGGAGTAACCCATGAAGAAGTACGTCACAGATTAGCTTCATATAGTCAAGAATCTACCCGGTATTGTAATTATCATGGGGGTATATCATTTATTATACCTCCGTGGGTGGATATTCCAGAAGGAGATTACCCATTAGGTACAAAATACCCTCTCCCTCATAATTCCGGGGAATATTGGTATATGGCTATGATGGATGCTGAAAGATATTATGAAGTACTTCTTAGACATGATTGGACTCCACAAATGGCTAGGGACGTGCTTCCAAAATCTCTTAAAACAGAAATTATTCATACTTCCAATCTACGAGAATGGAGACATATCTTAAACTTACGAACAAGTAAAGCAGCACACCCACAAATGAGAGAGTTAATGATTCCTTTATTAAGAGAATTAAAGGAAAAATTACCTGTTTTCTTTGAGGATATTGTAGAATAAAACAAGTATTTTACCTCTTCAATAGAAATCAGGGAGTATTAATGATACCAATTAAACGAGTTCATCAGGCAAATATAGATATTGAAAAAAGACTAATAATTGCTCTCATAATGTCAGATACCGTTTTAAATACTTTAAATTCTTTCATTCAACCAGAAGTATTTGAATTGGAAGTAAGTAAAAAAGTTATTAAATGGATACAATCTTACTACTCTAAGTACAAAATAGCTCCAAAAGCTCATATTAAAGATTTATTTGAATCTGAAAGAGACAATATAAAATCCCCTATATTAGCAGAAGAAATTGCTCAATTTCTTGGACAATTGTCAAAAGATTTTGAAAACGATAATCAAGAAATAAATGAACAATTTTATATAGATAGAGGGAAGGCTTTTCTTGAAGAAAAACATTTAAGAAAAATGGCCAATGATGTAAATGCTCTTCTCGACTTAAATAAAACAGAAGAAGCAAAAAAAGTTTATGAAAGAAAGAAACAAATAATTCAAACTACCAATTATAATTGGGTTAAACCTTTTGATGACCCCCAATACATGAGACAAGTATTTGAAGAGTTAGATACTCCTTTATGGAGAATGAGAGGAAATCTTGGAAACTTATTTGGAGATTTCTACGCCGGGTGGTTAATGGTAGTTATGGGTCCAATGAAAAGAGGAAAAAGCTATGACCTACAAGACATTACATTAGATGCTTTAATGTCTGGATTACCTACTGCTTTTATTTCCTTAGAAATGAAGGATAAACATTTAAGTCCAAGATTTTATAAACACATTACAACAATGGGAGATGAAGCAGGTTCTTTCTCTTATCCTTGTTTCGATTGTTGTAATAATCAAGATAATACTTGTAATAAACCAATAAGAACCAATAAAGAAAGTGCCCCTGCTACTTTTGATCCACTTAATCCCACTTCCTATACAGTTTGTACTGCCTGTAGAGGTAAACCCCCAGAGGATAAAGACTTCTTACCTACCGTATGGTATTTTATTACAGAACGTCCTAAATTAACCTTATCTGAGGTAAGAAAAAGTACCAAAGATTTCGGAAAACATTTTGGAACAAACTTATTAAGAATGATATCTTTTCCCGCCTTTTCCGCTACAATGGAAGATATAAATGATAAATTAGATGAATTATATTTAGTTGAAGGTTTTGCTCCTAAAGTAATAGTTACAGATTATATGGGAATTATAGCTTCAAAAGAAAGATATAATGACCCTAGACATGTTATTGAAGAGGTATGTAAAGATCATAAACGAATGGCTCAAGAACGAGAAGCTTTTGTAATAACCGGAGCTCAATCTTTAGGCTCAAGCCGAGCGGCATTAAGTAAAGATATGCAAGATGAATCAGATATTGCCTCTAATGCTCAAATATTATCTCATCTTGATATACTTTCTGTATTAGATCAAACTCCAGACGAGAAAGAAAAAGGTATATGGAGAATAGGTATACTAGAACATAGGTGGAAAAAATTCAATAAGAGACGACAAATTATGGCCCTTCAACAGCTTGACTTAGGTCAACCTGTATTAGATACTGAAATTATTTATTATGGAAAATAATGAATAACATAGAATCTATCATAAAGCAACAACTTAGTAATTATATAGTTATATTCAAACCTCTACTTTTAGCATTTGGTCCTGCCGGAGCTTTTTACTTAAATGAATTAATTTCCTATCAAGATTTTCTTGAATCAAATAACTTATTAGAAGAAGATCAATTTTTTACCTTTAATCCTAAACGTGTAGAATCTAATACAGGATTAGATAAATTTCAACAAAACGGTATATTGAAGAAACTTAGGGATATAGAAGTTATTTCAACGGAACTGCGTTATCAAGTT